TATAGATACATCTGGAGAACCTCAAACTGCTAACATAGGAAATCTTGATAGCACTAGCGGTAATTATAAAGTTCAGAACATTTCAGTATCTCCAGTTATATCAGCATCTTCTTTTCAACTACAGTTAGATTTAAATGGAACGTCTATATCTAAAATAAATAATGTTGGTATAGAATACAGACCAATTAGGAAGAGAATCACATAATGTCGATTGACAGAGAAAAAAGATTTTTATACAACTCTAAAGGAGTTAAAACAAAGTTACAACAAGGGTATCCATCAAACAATTCTGGAAATGATGGAGAAGAAAGACTGGTGAAAACACCAGATGGTAAGCTTAGGCTTTACAGAAAAGAATTAGGTGCGTGGCACTTTTTAGAATTTACAAGGAGTTAATATGACACTACCAGAGTTATTATCCAATATACAAGCCAGTCAAAGAGTAGAAAGGGCTGAGAAGTTTACAAGTCTAACAGGACAAGCTGCTAGCGAAAAAAGAGATATTAAGAAATCTGTAAGAAATATAACAGAAGCTAAAGGTAAAGCTGCGGAGCAGTCAAAAAGACAGGAAAGAAGAAGAGGGATTGGAAGGCTTACTGGAGCTGCCTTAGGATATGGTCTTGCTATGGCTTTTACTGGTGGAGCTGCTGCACCTTTACTGGCTGGAGCTGCAACAGGACTAGGTAGTTTCGCTGGACAAAAATATGCTGGAGACTTATCCCTAGGTAAAGCAGAAGCTGATTTAAAAAAGGGATTGTTTTTTAGTCAAAGTAGAGAAGATGTAACAACAGCAGAAGCAGACTTAAATAGATTTTTAAGTGAAGCTGAAAAAGGTTTTAGGCAAAGACAACTTTTTAGTGCGGTAGGAGATGCTTTTACTGGAGGTCAACTTTCTAAAGTTAATTTTAATAAACTATTAGGTAGAGATTTTTCAGGTTTATTACCAGATGCTAACGTTCCTTCA